ATTTTATTGCAATGCACAAAGATCACATGTCAGCAGAAGAAGCTGGCAAGATGTGGGACGAAGTACAAAAACAAATGAACGAAGATTTTGATAGTAGTCACCCTGACTTTCCTAAAGCACAGGCTTATGCCAGTGAAAAAGATGCTGTAAAAGATATAATTGCAAAGCATCCAGAAGCCGCAAAGACACTTCAGCAATCCGGTGATGTATTTTCTATTTACGACACAGACTTATATTTAGATTTGTTTGATCACTTTGCAGAGGACATGCCTTATGGAACACAAAAAGGTAGAGACGGAGATCCAGTAGAGTGGATCAATGATGAATTAGATACAATGGGAATACTTGAAAGTATTGTTGCTTATAAAGTTGAAGAAGGTACACAGAAACCTTTTGTCTCATTAACTAAAGGTATTTGGACTGTTACTGATGGTAATGGAAATGATGTTAATGGCTTTGATAATAAAGAAGAAGCCTTTCTATATCTCGAAAAACATTATGATGAGTTATTAGATCCTCAACCAATTAGATTAAAACGTACACAATCTGATATTGACTATATGAAGCAGATGGATAACTCACACGCATTAATATACGGAGAGAGCAGAAACACTTACTTCCATAAAGGAGATAAGGAATTTAAAGTTATCCCTGAAGGTTATAAGAAAACTAAAAACGGAACAATTACTAAAGTATTGAAATAAGGATCTAAGTATATGGCATTTTGCAGGTTACCCTGGCAGGGATTAATGATCACTCCACTTGGCGACTTTAGACTCTGTGCATTAACTAACGGGTTAGATTACAATCAGGGCATGTCGACAGATGAAGATGGCAAGCTCATGAACATAATGACTCATTCCCCAAATGAAGGTTTAAACGGAAAGTGGCATCGTGAAGTAAGAAAGAACGATGTGCAATCTGATGGCTCTTGGCATGACATATGTAGTTGTTGCAGAGATAGAGAAATTGCTACTGGTAGTGACATTAAACACATTGCCGCTAGTAGAAGACAAAGTATGGAACGTAGAAATCCTAGCACACATATTGTTGATGGTAGCACTTATAAAGACGTTAAAATGGACAAAGACGGATATGTAGATTGGATGCCTACTACACTAGATATTAGATTTGGTAACCTGTGTAATATGGCTTGTGTACAATGTGGACCTAACTATAGTAACAAATGGTATGAGGACTGGGTAGGCTTTTATGGAGAAAATGCTCCATGGGGTTTTGGACGTAGCAGACAACGTTTATCTAGAAACGAGCATAATAAACTTGTTAACAAACAAGAAGTAAAATGGTGGGAGACACAAACATGGTGGGACAAATTTGACCAGATGCTTCCTAACTTAGAACACATTTACCTCACAGGAGGCGAACCTATGATTGTTCCTGCACATGATGAGATGCTTGATCGTATTATTGCTTCAGGTCGTGCTAAAGATGTTTACTTAGACTACGACACTAACCTAAGTGTTATTAATACTAAGTTAGCAAAACGTTGGGACCACTTCAAGCATGTAGAGATTGCTGGTAGTATTGATGCAAGTGAAGACAATTATGAATTTGTAAGACATGGTGGTAAGTGGGAAAAGTTTGATGAAAACGTTACCCGTATTAAAGAATTTGAGAAGAACGGAGTTGTCAAACTTTATAGACTTACTGCTTGTATGCAACCTACAACAATATTTTCTATATTACAAACTGAACAATATTGTATGAACAAAGGTATTCCGTTTCAAATAAGATTTGTAGATAGTCCTAAGATGCATAGTATAATGAGCTTACCTCGTTCAGCTAAAGAAGAAATTATAGAGATATATAGTAAAGTAGATACTATTACATCGAGACTTGTAGTTGAATGGACTACTGATCACTTAGATGAGAAATACGAAAGTCCAGAAGATGTTAAACGTTATGTAAGAATTATGAATTATCTAGATACATCTCGTGGTACAGACTGGAAAGTACAGACAAAAGGTACATGGGAAATGCTAAGTAAGCATTGTAACTTAGGAGAATTAAAATAATGGCAGACGCAAAAGATATTGATTTAGCAACATTAAAGGAGTGCTTGCCTAAAGCTAAAGAAGCTAACCTTGCTAAATTTATAGAAGGTATCAACGAAACATTTGATACATTTGATATGATTAACCCACAACGTCAAGCAATGTTCTTGGCACAGACTGCACACGAGTCAGGAAACTTTAGGTATACAGAAGAAAATCTTAACTATAGCGGTTCTGCTTTGATGCGTGTATGGCCTAGACATTATCCGACTAAAGAGATTGCCGCAGTCTACAATCGTAATAAAGAAATGATTGGTAATAGAAGTTATGGCGGACGTATGGGTAACGGAGATGAAGCAAGTGGCGAAGGATGGAAGTATAGAGGTAGAGGTATTATTCAGTTAACTGGTAAAAATAATTATCGTGCTTGTGGTAAAGAACTAGGTATTGATTTATTAGAAAATCCAGAAATGGCCAAGGATAATCCAGTTGCAGTTTTAAGTGCTGGCTGGTTTTGGGAAACTCGTAGACTTAATAGATGGTGTGATAAAGGTGACGTTAAGAAAGTAACTAGACTTATTAACGGAGGCACCAACGGACTTAAGGATAGAGAACAGCATTATAATCATATACTACACGTCTTATCTTAGTCTATGCAAAATACAAGGAAACGTAATAGGCCTCCTAAAGCAAAATGGATAGCTGATAGAAACTCTGCTCTTGAAAAATTGCCAGAGAGGAACACTAGTAAGAAACAAACTCCAATTAATTTTTATTGTGATGAAATTGGATTTCCGTTGGACCACAAACATTGTTTAAGTAGATGGTGCTATCAGTATGTGCTAAACTTAACAGGTACAGTAGACCAACATCACTTTACAAAAAACCCATTAATAGATCATGTTGCATTACTAAGCACTAACAGAGAAGTAAATGTTAAACTGTTTGAACAAGGTTTATCTAGTACAGGTTCTAATGTAGTTGTTATAGGATTAATGGGAGGCTGGTCTAGTTATAAACTTGATGCAATTACAAAATGGTTTACTCATGAATCTCGTAAAAGTTTTTGGAATAATGAGGATTGCCAAATAGTTTTAGATTATAGTCAAGAAGGTTTTGACGAATACTTTGGCTCTATTCATAATTGGGTAAACGAACATAGTTTACATAACAGAGTTACAGTAGTATCTGGATCTTATAATTGTAAAAAAGTTTTAACTAATTGGGAACATATGGTTTCTAGGCAAAACAATTTTAATATAGTATGGTATGGATTTTTTGCAGAATGGATTAGTAATAGAGTTGAAAGTAAACCACAACCAGTTAATTATATTGCAGGCAACAAACGCCTTATGTGTCTTAATCGTAGACCTCATCCGCATAGAATGGTACTAGCTTCTATGTTAGAAAGAGAAAGCCTAATTGATAAGATAGAAATAAGTTTTCCTAAACATATGTCTGAGGCTGGACCTTATCGAACAGCTGGGCATGATAATGTACGTTTATTCTGGGATCGTACTGTAGATTATCAGAATGGTTTTATTGATCACTTAGTAGAACCTTTTAATAGTTTATTTAAGAAACTACCTTTAATAGCAGATACAGATGACTTTGCTACTAATCATGCTACAGATTTTAATGTTGATTTATATAAAAACTTTCCAATTAATATTGTAACAGAAACATTATTTTTTACACAGAATGTTTTTCCTAGCGAAAAGTTATGGAAGCCAATGGCACAAGGACAGCTATTTTTAGTAATGGGTGCTAAAGACTTTTTACCTTCTTTACGTTCTATGGGATTTAAAACTTTCTCTCCTTTTATTAACGAAGAATACGATACTATTGTAGACCATTTAGAACGTGCAGAAGTACTAGTTCGAGAGATTAAAAGAATAATCGAATTACCAGAAAAAGAATTTAAAGATATTTTAATTAACTGTCAAGAAGCGATCAAACATAATCAGAGTTTGATATTAAATAATAGCGAAGTTAAAAGACTAACTTCAAAAAATATTATTGAATGCCTTGAGAGTATATGAGAAGAGAAACTAGAACACGAACAATAGTAAAAGCATTAATTTATAGATTATGGATTATACTAACAATATGGATAATGTTAGTTCTTATGGGCGAAGAAACCGACGAAGCCCTAGGTGTTTCAGTTGTTACTAATATAGGATGGACCATTGTATATTATTACTACGACAGACTTTGGTTAAAAATTAAATGGGGAATGGAAGAATGAAAGTTGGATTTATTGGACTAGGTAAACTAGGAATGCCTTGTGCAGAAGTTATGGCAGAAAAATATGATGTTACAGGATACGATATTGCAAAAGTATCTTCGATTAAAGTTAGTGTAAGACATACTATTAAAGATACTGTAAAAGACAGAGACATTATATTTGTTGCTGTACCTACTCCACATGATCCTGCTTACGGAGGAAGTACTCCAATTGCAGATAAAGAACCAAAAGACTTTGATTATAGTATAGTTAAAAGAGCATTAGATGAAATTGATCTTCATGTAAACAAAACACAGTTAGTAGTTCTTATTAGTACAGTATTACCTGGAACAGTTAGAAGTGAATTAGTAGACCATATTAAACATGCTCGTTTTATTTACAATCCTTATTTGATTGCTATGGGTAGTGTTGCCTGGGATATGGTAAATCCTGAATGTTTAATTATAGGAACAGAAGACGGAACAGAAACTGGTGATGCTAAAATACTAGTTGATTTTTATAAACCTTTATTAGAAAACAATCCAGAAATTAATATTGGTACCTGGGACGAAGCTGAAGCAATTAAAGTTTTTTATAATACTTTTATTTCAGTTAAGATTGGTTTAGTCAATATGATACAAGACGTTGCAGAAGCAAATGGAAATATTAATGTTGATGTTGTTACTGATGCATTAAAGAAAGCAACTCAACGTATTGTTGGTCCAAAATATATGACTGCTGGAATGGGAGACGGAGGAGCCTGCCATCCTAGAGATAATATTGCACTACGTTTTCTTGCACAGAAATTAAATTTAGGATATGATCTATTTCATTCTATTATGCAGTCTAGAGATATGCAGGCGAAAAAAATGGCAGAACGTTTACTTGAACTATCAACAGAATATAACTTGCCTATTGTTATACATGGTCGTGCATATAAGCCAGGAGTTGAATATACAGTTGGTAGTTATAGCGAACTAGTAGCACAATATGCCGCACACGAATTAAATCAAGTATACTATGTTGATCCATTAACTGGTGACAACTTACCTAAAAAGAATATGAAAGCAGTTATATTATTAGCACACAATGAACAAGTAACATATGCTGGTACGGGTGTAAAAGCAACAGAATCAGGATATTATTTTAAGTTTGCTAAAGGTAGTATAGTTGTTGATCCTTGGAGGACAACAAAAGAGATTCCAGGTTGTGCTGTTGTACACTACGGTAATCCTAGAAAGATATGGTCTGCTCAAAGTCAAAGGAAGAAATTTCTTGGTCTGTTTTAAGAAGTAATACTAATAGAGCCATTCTAATATATAATCCATTTTCCATTTGCTCAAAATATTTTGCTCTTGGATCTTTATCAAACCAAACAGGTATTTCTTCGTTGCGTGGGAACGGATGCATAACTATTGCATCTTCTGGTATGTGATGTATATGTTCTTTCTTCATACTGTAACTACCACTACTTCCTCTTTCTTTTTGTACTCTCGTTAGATAGTAAACATCACTCTTTGGCCATATACTCTTATCGTATGTATCTATAAAATGCTTTTTGCAATTAGGTAATGCTTTATCTAAACTATGTACTGTTCTGCCGTTTTCTATATCTCCAATAAATGTAATTGTAAGATCTTTGATCTTGTTAAATTTTTTATAGATTGTATACAAATCTAAAAGTGTTTGTGTAGGATGTTCTCCATTGCCATCACCTGCGTTTATTATAGGAACCTTACTTACTTTTGATGCTATTGATGCATCACCTGCTTGTTGACTTCTCAATACAATTAAGTCGCAATAGTTAGACATTGTAATAATAGTATCTTCTAGATTTTCTCCTTTAGACACCGAACTATAGTTTACATCATTAATTGAAATTACTTGTCCGCCAAGTTTATACATTGCACTAGCAAAAGAACTGCTAGTTCTTGTACTTGGTTCGTAAAATAAGTTAGTTATTATTTTACCTTTTAAACTTTCTTGAAATTCTGTAGGAGCTGACTTTATATTATTTGCTAATTTAAATATTGAAATAAAATCAATTTTATTCAGTTGAACTAGGTGTTGCATGTAAGTTCTCTATCTTTTCCGGATCACAATGTTTAGAAAGTAAATCGTATACGTCATGTAATACAACTCTCCATTTATGTTTTCTACGTTGATCAAGTATGTCCATGTATTTTATATATTCGTTTAAATGAAAGTATTGGTCTTCTAATTTATCATCATCAATATATTTTTCTAACAATCTAATCATTGAGAAGATCCAATTTCTATATTTCTGTGAATGTTCGTATGTTTCGTTGAAGTGATAAAAGTTTTGAATAATTTCTTCTTTAGCACTTCGTGGCAGATATCTAACATCCAACCATTTAGGTCCTTCTAAAAATCTAAAGTTAGCCTTAACTTGGTATTTCTCGCATAGCTCAATTACTCTAAATATAGCATAAGGACTTTGTATTCCTACACAACTACTAAGGTACTCAATTTCTAATCCAGGAAATTCTTGAACCATCTCTAAATTTCTAATAAACCTTTCCCAATTACCAGGGTTACGAATTAATGTATATCTTTCTTCTGTATCATCGACACTTATACATAAGAATACCTGTTTAAACTTAGTTAACTTTTCTAGTAATCTTTTGTTAATGATTGTTAAGTTAGTGTCAAATCTTAATGTCATTTCTTTTGCTGTATCGGCTTCAATTAGTTTATCTAACGTTTGCTCTAGTTCAGGAACAACAAAGGGTTCTCCGCCTGTGAAGTATATGTGTCTTAGTCTAGGAATGATTGCTTCAAACTTGTCTCTCCAAGTTTGTGTCTGCCACCATTTCTCTGAATTTGCAATATCAGTTTTACCATTCTTATCAGGTAGTAAGTAAAATGTTTTATATTTTCCTAGTTTAAAGATTGGTTCCCCGTCGTAGTAATCAAATGCAATCCAGTCGTCATACCACATACTACTATGCTGAGGGCTACACATCACACATCTCATGTTGCATAAGTTACCAAATCGTATGTGCAGGTTAACTACTCTTGATGTTGTTGAACCATCTGGTTGCATATAGTAGTGTGCTTGGCTTGGAACTACATAACCTTTAGTACGTTGGGCTGTACCAATTGAAACTCTCATTCTCTTACTAATGCCACGTTCTCTTAACTTCTTCCCGTAACGTGTGCCTTTCATTCCTTTAGTAGCTTCTTCTGACTCATAGCAATTACGACAACGTTGTGGTTTTTCATTTCTAGATAATTGTAGTCTGTGATCTTTGTGTGTTTTACTGTTTAGTGCTTCGTCAAAGTCATGTGTCATTACATTCATAACTTGATCGTCTTCATCTCTAGCCATCCCAAACGTTTCATCATAGTTTGCTAAACAACATATACTAAAATCTCCGTTTGATGATATTTCAAGTTGGCTCCACGGTTCAGAACAAAAGCTGTCCTCGCTGAAGTTATAAGGGCTTGGTTTATAATCCATAAATTTTTTTTCTCATTTTATATTAGACTCTGTACTAGAGTATTTACCGTTACGATACTAGTTATATGACTGATACCTTTTCCAGCAAAAACATGTCCTGTAGTTCCTGTTGTAATTCCAGCATGTAAACTAAATGTATTATTATCGTTATCTTTACCTTTGTATTCTGAAAATATCAATGCATTTTGCTTTGCACTTTCTGTTTGTAACTTTCCTAATGTTTCTGCATTCTTATTTACTAATTGATTTTTTGCTTCGTTGCTTAAAGGACTCTCTTCTGTAGCCGCGAATAAAGTGCCAATACCTACATAGTCTGCACCTAGTTCTGTCATAGATTTGATATCCTCTTTTGTTCCAACTCCACCTACTGCTATAATATCAATTCCACTATAATATTCTCTAGCATAATTTATACAAAACTCAATTCCTTTTGCATCTCCAGCTCTACCAGCACCGTGGGGACTTTTAATACCTAGTGCATCTACTTGTCTATTTCCAGCCCACCGTGCATACCTAGATATATCAGTTGGAACAGATACAACTTTTAATATTAATTTAATACCAGAGTCTTGCATTCTACTTTGATGAGATGTTACTACTGCTTCATTACTTCTATATAATTCATCAACTTGAATAAGTTCTATGTGACTAACTTTTTCTTCTATTAATAAATCGCACATAGTAGATTCTTCGTCTATTAGAAATTGTGTGTCAATGCTTATAATTAAATCTGCATTAGGACACTCTTTATAAAATTCTTTTATATTTTTTCTAAGCCAATCATAACTCAACCTACCAGGGCCTGTATAATAATTGAAAGCACTAATACTAGGTACTGCTCCAGCCTTGCTTGTTGCAATAGCTAATTTTAAATCAGATACTCGATTCATAGCCATTGCTATAATAGGATATTTAGAATTGAATAACACATTTCTCTCCGATAAATAGTACTATTACTTATTAAGGAGTTTTTGTATTATGCATCCGTATCCAAGACCAAATGAACGTATAGTTATAGTATCCGGAGGGTTTGATCCTCTGCATTCTGGACATCTAAAGTTACTTAAAGGAGCAAAAGAGTTAGGACAATATCTGCTAGTTGGTGTTAATTCGGATCAATGGCTAGGAATAAAAAAAGGAAAAAATTTTCAAAATATAAAGGAAAGACTTGATATTCTAAATTCTTTAGATATGGTTAACTCTGCTATGGAATTTGATGATAGTGATGGAACTGCATGTAAACTAATAGATCATGTAAAGAAAACTTTTCCGGATAATGAAATCATATTTGCAAATGGTGGTGACCGTACTACCAATAATGTACCGGAGTCGAACATTACTAACATTACATTTGCATGGGGTGTTGGTGGAGAAGAAAAAACTAACTCTAGCAGTGAGTTATTGTACAGATGGGGTAAACACAATACACAAACAGAACACCGTCCTTGGGGTGCCTGGACGGTACATAGAGATTTAAAAACAACAAAAGTTAAAGAATTAACAGTCGAGCCAGGGAAAAGTCTTTCTATGCAACGACATAAAGATAGAGCCGAGCATTGGTTTGTTGCAGAAGGTGAAGCAACAGTTTATACACTTGATATAAGTTCAGACCAAGAACTAATTGGCCATTTTCCAATGCACTCCTCCTTACATATAAATCAGGACCAATGGCATATGTTATCTAATGAAACCAATAGCTTACTTAGAATTATTGAAATACAATATGGTTCTAACTGTTCCGAACAGGATATATTTCGGTTAAATGACCAAAAATAATACTTGACCTTTGATCTAAAGTGTAGTATAGTAACACTTGTAAATACAAACCTATAAGGAGATCAAATGTTTACCCCAGAGCAAATTGCTAAACTAAAGTCCGTAATTAATGACGGCGTACAAATTAAACGTGAAGTTGAGGACCTAAATGGTGGACTCAAAGATACAGTTTCCGCGATTGCAGAAGAACTTGAAATTAAACCAGCAGTTCTAAATAAAGCAATCACTAAAGCATTCAAAGGTGACTTTGAAAGAGATCAAACTGATCTTGAGGCTGTTGAAGAAATCCTTGACGTAACTGGTAATAAAGTTCCTTAAGACTTACATAATTAATATTGTAGAAAAGAGGAAAGCTAATGCGAATTGAAGATGAAATTAAACTAGATTTTAAAGATGTTCTCTTTAAACCTAAGAGAAGTAAACTAGAATCTAGACGAGATGTTGACCTGCTCCGTACTTTTAAATTCCATAATTCTGGAAATGAATGGACAGGAGTTCCTATTGTAGCAAGCAATATGGATGGTGTTGGAACTTTTACAATGGCTAAAAAGTTGCAAGAACATAAGATGTTGACTATAATGCGAAAACATTATACACTTGATGAATGGAATCAAGCCATCGGTGACGGTGTTAAGATGAAGTACCTAAGTGTATGCACAGGAACAGCCGCAATCTGGGATCCAGAAGCGGAAGACTTTGCAACAATGAATGCAGTATTAGGAGCATACCCGGATATTAAATTTATTACAGTTGATGTAGCAAATGCTTATCACGAAAACTTTGGAGACTTTATTTCACGTCTTCGTGACAGATATCCAGATAAAACTATTATTGCAGGCAATGTTATTACTGCAGAAATGGTTGAGGAGTTAATTATCAAAGGTGCCGACATTATTAAGTGTGGTATTGGTCCAGGATCAGTATGTACTACACGACTAATGACAGGTGTTGGAATTCCTCAGCTATCAGGTATTATCGAATGTGCAGATGCGGCAAACGGTATCGGTGGTCATATTATTGCAGATGGCGGTTGTGTATACCCTGGTGATGTTTCCAAAGCATTTGGAGCAGGTGCTCATTTTACCATGCTTGGTGGTATGTTAGCAGGCCATGATGAATCTGAAGGAGAGATAATCGATGGCATGGTAAAGTTTTATGGTATGAGCTCAGACGAAGCTATGTCAATTTATGGTTCTCGTAAATCTGGTTACAGAGGAGCAGAAGGTAAAGTAGTTACTGTTCCTCATAAAGGTTCTGTTGATAATACCGTAACAGAAATATTAGGCGGAGTTAGAAGCACATGTACATACATTGGAGCAAACAGAATTAAAGATATGCCAAAGTGTGCAGTTTTCGTACGTTGCTTGAATACACATAATACAGTCTATGGAGGCTAATAAATGAGTCTAAACGAAAAAATTGATGCTAGGATGGATGCACTCCAGCATTGGATGGAAACTAACTATCATATAGACCACGAAGAGGAAGTGTATAACTTGACACTATCTATATCCAAGTTTTGGTCTATAATGAATGATGCGGATAAGGATTATCTCCAAGTCGCACAAGATGCAATTAAAAATAAAACAATGTGGAGTACATAATTTGTTCGTAGATGCTTGGCAGGATCGACAAAAAGAAATAGTTAATGTAGTAGAACGTGTTAATGGCAAGCGGGTAATGAAAGTTTATCCTTGTCGTTATGTAATGTACTATGCAGATGCTAAAGGCAAGTTTGTAGACATTGCTGGAAACAAACTTAGTCGTATTATGGTTGGCAATGCAAAAGCATTTGATAAAGAGAAACGTATTCATGGACATGGAAGAACATGGGAAAGTGATTATAGGCCTCTACAACGTTGCTTAGAAGAAAACTACAACGGTCAAGAATCTCCCAAGTTACAAGTTGCATTCTTTGATATTGAAGTTGATTACGATAGAGAAAAAGGATTCTCTGATCCTAGTGATCCTTTTAATCCAGTTACTGCCGTAACAGTACACCTGGGTTGGTTAGATAGAACAATTACATTTGTTGTTGCTCCTAAAAAAATGTCTAAAGAACATGCAGAAAGTATTGTATCAAAATTTGATGACACAATACTATGCGAAACAGAAGATTTATTACTTGAATACTTTTTAGATATCATTGAAGATGCAGATGTACTAAGTGGTTGGAATTCAGAAGGTTATGATATTCCTTACATGGTTAATCGTGTTACTAGAGTATTAGGCAAAGATCAAACTAGACGGTTTTGTCTATGGGATAGGTTTCCTACTAAACGAGAATTTGAACGTTATGGAAAGACTCAAGAAACTTTTGATACAATTGGCCGTGTACATTTAGATTATTTAGAGTTATATAGAAAATATAACTATCACGAACAACATACTTATAGACTTGATGCTATTGGCGAATTTGAAATTGGCGAAAAGAAAATTCCATATGAAGGATCTTTAGACCAGTTATACAACAATGACTTTGAAAAGTTTATTGCATATAATAGACAAGACGTTGTACTGTTAAAGAAACTAGATGACAAACTACAGTTTATTGACTTAACAAATCTTATCGCTCACTCTAATACTGTTACACTTAGAGCTACAATGGGAGCCGTTGCAGTTACAGACCAAGCACTAGTTAATGAAGCACATAGTAGAGGAATGATTGTTCCTGATAGGCCGAGGCGTAATAAAGAAGTAGCAAATGCCGCCGCTGGTGCTTATGTTGCAGTACCTAAGAAAGGCATGCACGAATGGATAGGTAGTATGGACTTAAACAGTTTGTATCCTAGTATTATCCGTGCATTAAATATGAGTCCAGAAACTATTGTTGGGCAAGTACGTCAAACAGAAACTGAAGACATGATTGAAAGTTTCTTATCTTCTGGTAAAGGTGTTGCTGAAGCATGGGAAGGAAAGTTTGCTTGCCCTGAATACGAACATGTAATGAATCGTGACAAAGGCATTACCTTAACAGTTGATTGGGAAAATAATCAATCAGAAGAAATGTCTGCCGCAGAAATATATGACTTAGTATTTTTTAGTGGACAGTCCTTAATGATGTCTAGCAATGGTACTATATTTTCGTATGCACAAAAAGGTATTATTCCTGGACTACTAGAACGTTGGTATGCAGAACGTAAAGAGTTACAAGCAGAACTAAGAAAAGCAGAAACAAAAGAAGATAAAGACTTTTGGGATAAAAGGCAATTAGTTAAAAAGATTAATTTGAATAGTGCATATGGTGCTTTACTTAATGCAGGTAGTAGATTTTTTGATATGCGATTAGGGCAAAGCACAACTCTTACCGGACGTTGTATTGCTAGACATATGGCAGGCGCAGTAAACGAATCGTTTACTGGTAAAAAAGATCATGTAGGTGATGCAGTAATTTATGGAGATACAGATTCTGTTTACTTTAGTGCTTATCCATTATTCAAAGATGAAATTGAATCTGGCAAAGTAGAATGGACTAAAGATAAAGTTATTGAAATTTATGATACAGTAGCAGAACAAGTTAACGATACGTTTCCAGGGTTTATGAACGAGGCATTTAATTGTCCTCAAGTACTAGGTGAAGTTATTAAAGCTGGTAGAGAAGTTGTTGCGTCTCGTGGAATTTATATGACAAAGAAACGTTATGCAGTTATGATATATGACGAAGAAGGTTCTAGGAAAGATACAAATGGATCTCCTGGAAAACTTAAAGCAATGGGCTTAGATATGAAACGTGCAGATACTCCAGAGTTTATGCAAAGGTTTCTAGAAGAAATATTAGGAATGACATTGGAAGGTACTGATCCTGAGATTGTTATGCAACGTGTAAAAGCATTTAGAGAAGAATTTAAGTCTCGACCTGGTTGGGAAAAGGGTACACCTAAGAGAGTTAATAACTTAACTAAACATACAGCCGTTTATGATAAGACTGGTAAATGTCGTATTGGACATGCATTGGCGGCAATAAATTGGAATAGACTTAAGAAGGCATTTGGTGACCAACGTAGCATGGATCTTACTGATGGACAAAAAACTATTGTTTGTAAATTAAAAAACAATCCTATGCAAATTAATTCAATTGGTTATCCAATTGATGAGCTAAACATTCCTGATTGGTTTAAAGAATTACCATTCGACCACGACGCTATGGAAGAAACTATTATTGACAGTAAAATAGATAACTTGCTTGGTGTGCTTAAATGGGATTTATCCCAAACAAAAGACAGAGGATTTGTTGATGACCTTTTTGGATAACAAAGTCGTTGACATTTGCCTAAATTATATGTATACTGTAAAAACAATGGAGATTATGAATTATGCTTAAAGACATTACACTAGACGTTTCGAAGAATATTGCTTCGCTTGGTACGTTTGAAGAAATTCTGGTAGAGAAAGATGCAGGTAAAACAAAGTTTACTGCTTATCCAGAAGATAGTACAATTACCGTACTAGCAGAAGCACCTAAAGAATATGATGAACTACCTGATAAGTGTGGTATGCTTAACTTACCTTTCTTTGTTGGTTTGTCTAATTTATATAAGAGTGAAGACTCTAATGTAGCAACTGGCACAAATAGCAAGGATGAAACTGATAGATTTGTTTTTACTGATAAAGGCGGAAACAACGATCATTATCGTTTAACTCCAACTAACTTAATGAAAACTAAGCCTAGGAGTTTTAAAGGTACAGAGTGGCAAGTTACATTGCAACCAGCGGCTAATAAGATTTCTGAACTTGCAACAAGAGCAGGACTTTATACTAATATTGATCCTAATCTAATTGCTACTACTGCTGATGGAAAACTTATTTTTACATTAGGTGGACAAGCAGGTGGCGGACATATTGGTAAGTTTGTTGTAGCAGATACAACACAGGAACTTAAACAACCTGTTACGTTGCCTATTAATGCATTAATTTTAGCATTAAAAACAGCAAGCCAGGGTACGCCTATTCTAAGTATTTCGGAGAAGGTTGCTAAAGTAGAATTTGACAGCGGTGTTATTGCTTATGAATATCTAATTATGGCTCAAGGATAATTGACAGAAAAGAGGCACAAGCATGACAACAAATAAAACTGATCTGTGGACTACTAATAAAGACTATGCAGTCTTCTTACCTAGTATTTCTACATTCTATTCTACAATAGTAAGTAAAGAACAAAACGAGCCGGGCAAGAGTGTTCCACCAGAACGTGTTCCAGCTGGTTTTGAAACTGGTATTGAAGGATTAAATTTCTTAAATAAAAAAGACGCATACTTCTATTATCCTTATGCACTTTACTCTGCTGGACATGCTCAGTTAGATCTAAGTAAAACTGATACTATGGAAAGTATGATCCAAAAGAGAGATCGCAAAGATACTTTTATCTTAGGTGACTCTGGTGGTTTTCAGATTGCAAAAGGTGTAATTAAATTTGACTGGGAAAACTTTATGGAACGTCCAGGTGATGAAGGTTACAAAGGAAGTGCAGATAAAACTCGAGGGCAAATTTTAAATTGGCTTGAGCATACTGCTGATTACTCTATGGTACTTGATATTCCGACTTGGGCGGCTAGGCCTCCTTTGAATGAACGTACTGGACTAAAGAGTTTTCAACAATGCCTAGACGGTACGTTGTATAACAATGCATGGTTTATGGCTAATAGAAAGAACCAAACAAAGTTTCTAAATGTATTACAAGGTAGTACAAATGAAGAAGCAGATATTTGGTATGAAAATGTAAAACACTTCCCGTTTGAAGGTTGGGCGATGGGTGGTAATAATATGCAAGATGCCCACCTATTGCTTCGTAGATTAATTCAGATGCGTGACGAAGGAATGCTTGAACCAGGTAAAGATGTTATTCATGTACTTGGAACAAGTCGATTGGAATGGGCAATCTTTTTAACGGCGGTACAAAGAGCCTTAAAGGCAACTGTCAATCCGAACTTACTCTTAACATACGACTGTGCATCTCCATTCGTTAGCACGGCATACGGCTTATCTTACACTCAACATGTACACACAAACGAACGTATGACTTATGTAATGGAAAAGGCTGTTGATAATAGAGACTTTAGCGGAAGTACTATTCCGTGGCCTTGGTCGTCAGCAGTTGGTGACCGAATTACAATGGGAGATGTCTGCTACTATAAACCAGGGCAGGCTAACAAAAATGGGAAAGTTGCTAAAACAAGCTGGGATACCTTTTCTTATAGTTTGATTATGGCACATAACGTGGATCAGCATATACAATCTGTTCAAAGAGCTAATGTATTAGCAGACATTGCTTGGCAACAAACACATCCTGATCCTAGACAATGGAGAAAGACTAGACAAAAAACTCAAGAAGGTCAAGTTGATCTTTGGGTTCCTCGTAATGTATTATACATGATGGAACTAGTTGATATGGTATTTAAAAGTGAAGAACCGTATAAACTACTTGATCAATGTATACCATTAATGACTGAGTTTTCTGGACGTAAGACTCGTAAAACTGGTGCTGATTCAGTTAACGATTTATTTGATACAGACGATGGAGAAACAACTGAAGTTATTGCAGAGGCAGGTGCGTTTGATGATCCTAATGATGCAGAACTTGAAAAACTAGTCATAGGAGTTGAATAATGAAAAGAGACTATCAAGTAGGAGTAAAAGATGATGTTGAGTTTTTTACTGGTATAGAGATCGAAAGGTCTCCTGCATTTGGATTAATGACATTATTTGTAGTTGGAGTACATCCTTCAGAAGATATTATAAAGATGGCAGAAGAAAAGAATTGCGAAGCCATTTACTTTGGAGCAAATCAAAGTTTTCCTAATCCTACTGCTATAACATTGGATTCAATTAATATTTGGAAAGAATGGGAAACTATGATTAAAAATGTCTTGACAAGTACTAAGATTTATTGTACACTAGATATAGACATTAAATGTTTAACTTGTTTTCAAGGAACAGAATTAAATAACTATAATAGGTTCATTCCAATGATTTCGGTAAAACTTCCGAATGTAGAAAGCCTTAACTATAATACAACAGTTAAGATAGACGATACAGATTTTGATGATACTAATCCAGGAATATGGTGTCATAGTTTGAACAGTTTAATGAACCGAAAGAATTTTACATCCTGGTGTGAATATAAAAACGATAAACCTATATAAGGAGTTGTCATGACAGACGATACAGAAAATCGAGGACATGCTTTTAATCAAGCTCGTACACCAATTCCTCGAAAGCCAAAGCCTAAGTCGATAATGACTGATGAGAATTTAATTTCTGAAGAAGATGAACAGGAAACTGTACAAACTGAGGAAATTAAAGATGTTGCTGAACAAGAAGAAGTACTAGAATCTAGTAGTATTGAAAAACGTTTAGCGGCAATTGAAGAGCAGATGGAAGTTACAAACAAATATTTAAGTGCAATAGATTGGAAAATTTGGTTGTATCTAAAAGCTGAAAACTACATTGAATAATATTAACCCCTAACCTAAAGGACAGAAATATGTCAAAAGACATGATCTGGATCACCTTCCAATTAGAAGGTATGCATTGTTACCCTGCCGCGGCAACTGATCCTAAACTTGCTACCGGCGACGAATATGATGTGAGCTTTTTAGCAAGCCCGCATCGACACATCTTTCACTTTAAAGTACACATGGAAGTCTTCCATGATGACAGAGATGTAGAGTTTATACAGTTTAAACGATGGTGTTTAAATCTATATAAAGGCAGTATTCTTGAACTTGACTATAAGAGTTGCGAGATGATTGCAGAAGACCTATATAAACAAATCAACGAAAAATATCCAAATCGTAGTGTTTGGATTGATGTATCAGAGGATAATGAAAATGGTTGTTTCCGACAATTCGATTAATGTTCGTCCGCATGTCCGTTTTAATGGACACAGGCGCAATAAGTCCCTTAACCTAGCTCATATTAAATATGATCTGTTAAAGATATCCGAGCTATATGATGGGTATCTAACTCCAGACTTAGGGGAACTTCCCCTAAAGCTCTATACTTCCTACTTAGACGATCTTAAGAAGGCAGAGCAAATTTACAAGTATACTATTGATGAGCCTATTATGAGGCGTCATGAAGATACTGGTAACCGTAGCTTTACATATACTTTCCATGTACAAGGTACTCCGGATCGTACTGCTAAAGTTCTTAAGATTCATGTAGGCATTTATAAGAATGCTTATAGTGAAGCAGAACGTTGGGACTATAGAAGTGATGCTCCTTGGCAAATTGAAGTTGAGTGGGTATGATGAGAAAGCTATTCTATATGGGATTAGAGCCCTATGAAGGCAGGTATACACTTCAGTTACAACAATGGAGTGTAGCGGCTTTCCAAAAGAGAAACATTGATTATGTAATTGTTCCTGGAACTACCATTGACAATACAAAAGCAATTAGTGTTGGACAAGTACTTGATGCACATGGACGTTCGTACTTTGGTATGAGTCAACTTATGAATCTAGTACAGATGATGAGAAGTGGAGAATGCACTGGTGATGATGTTATCTTCTTTGAAGACATGTTTCAGCCTGGTATGGAATCATTACCTTATATCATGTGTCAGATACCAAAAGAGCAACGACCTAAGATTTTTCTACGTTGTTTAGCTCAGGCAATTGACCCAGATGATTTTGTTCATGTATGGGGTATGAGTAAATGGATGAGTTTGTATGAACAGATGTGTAACGAAATTCCTAATGTTCATATTCTAGCAACAAATGAAGAAATGGTTGCACATATGAGGATTGCAAACTGGACTGCTCCAATCTATAACATTTCTGGTTTAAGTTTTGGTAAACAAGAAGTACTTGGTCGCATTGGTGGTAACGTACAAGACTGGGAAACTAGACAAGACAGAGTTGTATTTGCGGCAAGGTTTGATCAAGAAAAGCAACCTGATTTCTTTATGGATATCATTGAAAAGGTAAAAGACTCAGGACATCCTGTAGAATTTGCAGTACTAAGTGGAGGACCTTTGCGTTCTAATAATCCTAAGTATATTGAACGTGCAAAAGATTTAGAAGAAAGAGGACTTCTTAAAATATATACTGACTTGCAAAAAAATGATTATTATCATTTGCTAAATGAAAGTAAAGTTTTGTTTA